CTTCTTTTTCAAAATCAATATCACCAGGTTCTTGGACTGGTGCCCATTCCTCGTCATCTAGGGGTGACTCCCAAGGCTCTCTTTCTTTCATCGGAATTCCCACATATAGGACATATCACCATACTCACCAACAGTTTCTGCATTGTGCCATGTTTGACCCTCAGGGTCTACGAATGATTCGTCTTCCATGCCGTCACTAATAAAACCAAAGGGTGCCATATCAGCTTCGATTGCTTCCTTCTGCTCCATATACATGCGTGCTCTTACGTCACTGTCATGCAATTCCCTGAAGTAGTCGGTAGTTGCTAACCATGAGAAAATAACTAAACACATAGCAAGGTCATCGTTACAACCTTCCTCTGCTTCCCATGCCTGTCCTTTCTGAATGAAAGTAGTTAACTCACTAATGATATCATAGTCCTGAAAGATGAGTTTGTCATCTTCAATCAACTGTTTCATGTTGGCACACCCAGTCTTCTTAACTGTGGTGGACATTTTAACTCCGAGTTGCACTTTAGACCCTGAGAATCCTTGTCCAACAACCTGACCAGCACGTCCACGCATGGAGCACATCAGTAGGTTGTCATACTCTAGGTCAAACTGCATAATATCTGCCACTTGTCCTCCAATATCATTGACTTCAATTAGCACGTAGGCATGATTATATGCCTTCGCTACGTCATTAATGATATTTGGGAAGAGTAATGGTTTAATTTTATTATTTCTATACTTCGCTACCATCGTATAGGGTATGGTAGTTGTGTCCATGACACAAAATGCTGAGTAGTCCTTTGTAATACCACGAGCAACGTCAACCGTAATACAATATGTGTGCTCTGGTTTAGGCTCTTCAAAGATATCCAATCCTTGATTGGATTTGATGGGGTCATCATAGACCAACATCTTTAATTTAGATGATGTAATAAGAGTGTTGACACTACCTAAGAATTCACATTCAAATTCTTGGTTAAACTGCTCTTCAGATGTATTACGAATCGTCTGCTCTTTCCAGTCCGCATCTCTACCTGGCACCTGTGACCAGTGGACTTCTGTAGTAACGTATTCATTCTTGCCCTTCTCTGCATCATGCCAGAGTTTGTAAAACATATTCATCCCCTTGGGCGTGGAGATGATAATCACCTTAGTCGATTTACCAGAAGAAATAGTAGGATAAACAGAGCTAAAGAACTCTTCAGCAATGTGCGTTGGGATGAATGCAAATTCATCCAAGAATATGATATTAAAAGACATACCCCGCACAGCAGAAGCCGAAGTAGAAGCAGCCATGATTTTGCTTCCGTTTTCCAATTCCAAACTGCCTCGGTTCCAGTTGACAACTCCTTGTTGCATCCAGTTTGGGAGGTTTTCATATGATAGTTGCAAACGTTGTAACATCTCACGAGCAGTTGCTGCCTTGTTAGCAAGAATTGCTACGTTAACGTTGTCATTGAAAATGATATACCACAACAAATAAGCAGTAACAACTGTTGACTTACCAGACTGTCGTGGAAGTTTTGCTATATTAAATCTATTTGCATGAAACTTCTCAACCATACTTGATTGAAAGTCATACAACTCAAACGGGACAAGACCTCTATCAAGAGAAATAATCTTGATATAGTTAGTAATGAAGTAAACAGGGTCTTGACTGCACTTGACGAACTCCTCTACCTGCTCAGGCGTGAAATTCTGTGCGATATTTGCACGCTTGAGATTAGGATTACCTAAGTAGATTTCGTTAGTGCTCATTCTTTATCCAGATATTGAAAATTGTATTCAGTAATCATTGCGAATGTCTGTTTCTTCAGATGGTCTAAAAACTCCTGCTCTTCATATGGTCGAGCAGGTGCACCTGGCCACATTTTTATGGCATACTCTAAATGAGAATAGAGAGCACGGAGCTCTCTAATTCCCATCTTAAATTCACAGTAAAACTCGTCGTCAGTTGACATGGATGGTGCCTACCATTCCAGCACCTTGATGTGGACCACAGAAGAATTCATAGTCTCCCGCGTCGTTAAACTGAATGTCTTGAGATTCACCTGGTGAAAACATCAGAGATTCCCTAGACAGGTCCGCACGTCCCTCAACAATAATGTTGTGAGGTGGCAGCATACCATTCACGAAATGAATAGTATCTCCTGCATTAATAGTTATATCACTAGGCTCGAAGACAAGGTTACCTCCACTGCCCATTGTTACATCGACTGCCCATGCTGGCAGTGCAAGAAAAAGTGTTGCGAATAGTGTGATAATTAGTTTCATTTTTCCTCAAAATACTTCTCGATAACTTCTAGGCGTTCTTCTTCTTTGGCAATCAAATCGATTTGCTCTTGAATTGCACCTAGCACGTCGGGGTGCTCGCCAATACCCACAGGATTGGCAAGATATACCTCAACATTCATCTTTGCTTTTTTGATATTCCCAATGGCAAGTGCCTTGAGAGCTTCAAGCATTTCTCTTCTCATTCTACAAGTGTCCCATGTGTGCGACGGATTTCTCTTAACTCCTCAAAGTTTTTCTGCTTGGTGCCCCCGTCGTATGCCCAAGCATATCCCTCTTCAATCATTGCTTCGTTGAGGGACAGGTCTGCATCCCCAATGTATAACCAGCCAAGAAGACGCCCATATTTGCCAACCCCGCCAACAAGTTCAGTCCTAATAACAAGGTCATCGTCACCAGAAATGGCACCTTCCAGTTTTTCTTTGAGCCAGTTTGTTGCGTCAATTCCTAACTCCTTCTCCTCAAGGTCTCTCGTTCTTTTCTCTGGCGTATCAACTCCTGCAACTCTAACTCTTTCTTTCTTGTATAAGTCAAACCCAAGATCAATGGTGACATCAATAGTATCGCCGTCAAGAACACGGTTTATCTCCGTCACTCGGAATGTGTAACAACTCTTCCTGCTTGGGGGTGTCATTGCTCCCATCTGCTAGCTCCTTAAATGAATAGCTCATTATTGTATATATGTAATATGCAACACCTGCTAACAGTATTACTAGCAGTATAACAATACTCCAAGTAACATCGTTAAGGTCCTCATGGGGTCGCAATAATAGATTCATGGGTTGCTAGGGTCTATCCCTAATGATAATAGATACTCACACCACCATGGAGGATTCTTCTTCTGTTTCCAATCAGGCACAGGTAACCCTCTCTCAGAATAGTATTCCAATAAAACCTTATCGATAGTCTGTGCTATCTCCATATTCATCTTCCTCCTCGTCAACATCTGCATACGGGTTCTCCACATAGGGTCCTCGTTTTCGTAAAGGTTCTTTTCTGACATAATCCGATTCAGCATTGACCGCAGATAACCAGACTGCTAGTTTCATTATAACGTAAATGATTGCAAGTGGAGCGAAGCATAATAGTAGTGTGTAATTCATCTTCCCAACATCTTATCTATCCTAGCTCGCATGATATCACGCTTCCTAGGGTCTTCGTGGTCGTGTCGTGAGTAACCATGTTTCTGGAACATGATAAAATACCCCTGACATATAATAGAAATGACAAGGGGGATGATAATAATTAAACCTATGATTACAATGTGATTTTGAGCCACGGTAGTAATGGTGGGATTACTCCAATAAGTCGAAGCAAACCCTCAGCAAAAAGTGCAAGAACAACCCAGCCAACACAAAAACTGATAATTGAAGCGTTACGATTATGTTGTCGTATTGCATCATCTATCATCTCCTTGCATTGTGCTTTGGTTATTAATTGGTCGTTTTGACCGTATGGGTAATTAGTCATCTTTTTTGGTGAATGGTTCCCAGTGTTGCCAATTATATTTGTGGACAGCCCACATCCCCAACACAGGGACAAAAACTAACATCAAACAAAGAATACCAAGTGTGTAGTTATTATTTAGTAAAAACCTTGCTAAATGAGTTACGCTGGATAGTCCCATTTGGTGATTTGCTCCGTCTTGTGATGAGGTCCCCACGTACCTTCCAAGTAAATGTAAGGTGTTGTGCGGATAGGACAATTATCGCCCTCGCAAATCAAATCGTCAACAATACGCCATGATTCCAACACTTCTTCCGAGTGCACGAAATGACTTTGGTCACTGTTTATAGCATCATACAATAGTTTCTCGTATCCGTCAATAGCACGCTCTTGAGGATAATCAAAGGTCAACGTTGCCATTTCAGTATCATCTGTAAAGCCTGGTGACTTAATATCCATCCTAATATCCAAGTGAGGATTAGGTTGTAATCTCATGACAATTCTATCTGCTGCCTGATGCTCGTAAAGTTTTACAGGTGGTGTCTTTAGTTTAATAACCACTTCAACACATTGGTAAGGCATCTTCTTACCTGTCATGAAGTAAAAAGGTACTCCCTCCCAACGCCAGTTATCGATATATACATCACCGCAAACGTAAGTAGGAGTGGAACTGCGAGAATCAACCCCCTCCTCAGTTTTATAAGTATCGTATTGTCCACAAATCAGTCTCTCCCCTAAGCGAGTGGCGGCAAGAACCTTGGTTTTCTCCCGTCTGATTTCTGTAGCATTCATTTTGGACGGTGCTTCCATTGCAATCAGTGCCAAGACCTGAAGCATATGATTTTGAAGCATGTCCCTAACTGCACCTGCAGTCTCATAGTATTGTGCACGACCTTCCAATCCAATAGTTTCAGTCGCAAAGATTTGGACTTCTTCTATGTACTGCCTATTCCAAAGAGGCTCAAGAAGAATGTTGCTGAAGCGAGTAGCAAGGATATTGTTAACAGTATCTTTACCGAGATAATGGTCAATGCGATATACTTGTTTTTCGCGTATACATCTCCCAACCACAGACTGTAGATGATTAGCAGATTCAATATCGTACCCAAAGGGTTTCTCGATAACCACTCTAGTCTTTTCTGGGTCATTTAATCTACCAGCAGCGTGTAAATTAGTGATGGCATCTTCATACTTCTCAGGTGGGACTGAGAGAAAGTATGTCATGTCATCGATATATGATGGTAGATTTGATAGAGACTCTACGTCTGATAGGTCTGCGCAAACATAATCTAACTGATGTAGAAACTCATCAGGATAATGAAAACAATCCTGTAGAGACTCCCTCCACTGCTCTGCTGTAGGTTCTCTTCTAGCACTACCAGTAATTAAAAAATTCTCTGGGAGCATTCCTTTGTCCCAGAGTTTATAAAGTGCAGGTATGAGTTTCCTTTTACAAAGGTCTCCCGTTGCACCAAAAATAACAATTCCTTTAGTGAGCTGTTCCGTTCCCGTCATATTTGTCTGATTCATAGTAGACATTTTCACCTTTTCGTAACCCGAAATATATTGTGGAAACCACAAAGGGTATTGCAATCCACGCCAAGGCATCAGCTAGGGTCATGGTCTTTCATGCCATCGTGGTTTCCATCACCAGGTAGTTTACCATACTCCAGATACTCAATCGCTTGCACAGAACCCTCCAAACGAGTGAGTTGCTTATCCAACTCCAACCACCTCTCATATGATTCGTCAAGTTTACCTTGCTCTTCTGAGAGTTGTTTGATTCTTTTAGAGAATCTTTGTAGTAGTTGTTGGTTATTTTCAGTTTTTTTCATCTTACGTTATGTCCTCCAAACATATATCGCATACCATTTAATACCTTGAAAGCGAAAGCCCCCAAGCGACGTGATTCAAAACGCTCAAACAACGCCGTAGAAATAACAGGAGTGGGTACACCCAAATCGACAGCGGCATGAACAGTCCAGCGACCCTCACCGCTATCGGAAACCCCTCCATCGAACTTATTAAGCTCTGTATTGCCGCGAAGTACATCCGCAGTAAGGTCAAGTAACCAACTGCCGACCACACTACCACGACGCCACAACTCAGCCACCTCAGCACAGTCAATATCGTAGCAATAATCTTCTGGATTCTCCATCGGAGCAACCTCAGCATCGCCCGCTTTAACGTAAGCTGACCCAGCATTAGCTTCATGCAGGATATTAAATCCTTCTGCGTATGCTTGCATGATTCCATACTCAACTCCGTTGTGGACCATCTTTACAAAGTGTCCTGCACCAGAAGGACCACAGTGTAACCAACCATGCTCGCTGCTAGTCTCGTAGTCTAGAGGATTGGTCCTCTCGGCAGCTCCGATACCTGGTGCCAGTGCTCGGAAGATAGGAGCACAGGTTTGTACTGCAGTAGTTGCACCACCAACCATAAGACAGAATCCACGGTCCAGACCAAACACACCACCGCTAGTGCCACAGTCAATATACTGGATGCCCAATTTCTCAAGGTTACATGCTCGCCTCCGCGAATCCTTAAAATTGGAATTGCCATGATCAATAACAATATCTCCAGGCTTAAGTAGTGGTAGTAATTCATTGAGTGTGGTTTCTACTGTTTCTGCAGGGACTACCAACATGATGATGCATGGATTACGACTGTATGTCGTCTCACCAGATTTTTCCCCATAGATTGATTTTGTTTCGCTCGCTAACGAAACAAGGCTTTGAAGAGAAGTGGCATATCCACTGATATAACCCTTCTCATATTGCTCATTTGCTTTTTGATGGTTGTTACGATACCCATAAACTTCAATATCATTTTTCAACATACGACGAGACATGCCCTCGCCCATACGACCGAGGCCAATAATACCAACTTTCATCAATTAACTCTCCAAGGAACTGCCGATTCACCGCGTCTTCTACATTCTTCTGCCAAAGCACTGTATTCATTAAACATTCTATCGCCAGCGACATAGCGTCTAGATTTTTGCTGAAGTGCGTCAGCAATTTGATTCCACTCTTTCTTCGAGAAATCAGGAACAAATTTGGACATTATCCTCCGTGTTGCATTATGTTATGTAGGGTAGTTGCTCAACCCTGATTTGTCAAATGTCTTGGTCTCGTAACTGGTCTAATGCTTTTGTCCTGCCTGCCAGCATTCCGTCAATATATCCTGCTCTATACTCCCAAGTTTGCCCACCCTCTTTTCCTTTCATAGGGTTGATGCATTGCTCATTTCCTAGTTTATTGCAGACTAGACCTGCCAAATCTAATTCAGATGAGTCACTCTGTGCTCCAGTGCCACGCCAAACATGGACACCATTAATCCACGTGGCACCACACTTTTCACACTCTTTCCTCTCAAGGGAAAAGTTTGAAAACTCTCTATCATCAGTCATAATTTAACAATTCCAAGCACGTAATGATTTGTTGATTCTGCTATCAGGGTCATTCGCCGTCTTTTTAGAAGTCAACTTCTTTTTCATCCCTGACATCCTTGCACAAAAACTCGCTCTACGAGGGTTCCCAACTTTCTTTGAAGGTCTCTTAAGATCGCTTCCTGGATTTTCTCTTTCGTAGCTCTTTCGTCCTTTTTCATTCAGTCCACCTTTTTCGTTTTTACCTGACTTTTTCTGCCAGTCTTCATTTAGATATTCGGAAAAAGTTTTCATCGTGGTTTGCTCGGACAGTTTTCTTCATGTTTTTCAATGTAGGTCCTAGGTCTCCAGTGACCTCTGGGAGCAGTCAATCCGCAGTGGACGCAATACCACGTCCCATCTTTCTTTTGCTCAGCCATAATGATACGCTCCTTTGTTAGTTTTCTTGGGTAGTTTACCACTTCTGACTTTGGTGCCAGAAGTTTCTCCATAACCTTCAGGATGTTTTCCTGCTTTGGACTTACCGATAGAATCTGACTTTGCTTTACTACCCTTTTCAGTATAGTGCAACTTAGCAGATTTGTCTTTGTCCTTTGTAATCACTGACTCTTGACCGTGTTTACGACCAAGGCGACGCATTACTTTACCGAAACGACGCTTAGACATCTTATCAGGTTTTGAAGTCTGATAGGAAACCTCACGACCAGTTCCTTCACCGCTGCTATACTTGTATTCTCCGACACCTTTCTTGTGACCGATGCCGTGTTTTTTCAGGTCTTTTTCGAGTCCTTTACGACTCGCACGATTCTTTTTTTCGTCAGTCCCCCTGTCTGCAGAGATGTGTCCAGTGACTTGCGTCTTGGATTTCTGTAACATTCTACCAGTTCTATTCCCTTCTGTCAAGAAAGTCCCGAAAGACATTACCTGAATCTCTTCCTTGTTATACAGAGCACTGGCTTCCTTGTGCTTTCCTTGGTTGGTCAATTCCTTGACCTTCTTCATCTTCTCTCTCTTCGCCAACTGCATAGCGGTTGGTTTCTTCTCATTGTAATACTTACCAGTCCCTGACTCAGGAGTAGCTTTCTCTTCAATAGGAGCGAATTCTTCTTTACCAAGAATACGTCCCAACAAAGACTTCTTCTTAGCGGGAGGTTTGTAACCCTTCTGACGCTTAGCATAGTCCATGTAAGATTCTCCCTTTCTCAGTTTCTTAGGGTCTTCCTTCTTAGCAGCAGGTTTAGATGCAGCAGCACGGTCTTCACGAGCACGCTGGTTAGCACCAGGTCCACCCAACTTCCTATCCTTCTCAGGGTCGGGATGCCAGAAATCACCACGCTCATTAATGGTTTCTTCTTTTTTCATTTTTGCTTTCTTCTCATTATCGATGTTGTGGTCAGCACCAGTCATCAGACGTTGCTTCAATGTAGACACGCCATATTTGTCTTGCTTATGACGAATCATACGCTTTGACCTGTCAAACTTATCATTACCTTGCTTATCATATTTAGGCGCTTCATCAATAACTTCTTCTTTCATACCTTTAGTTTTTACACCACGTCTTGCTTCGTGGTCTGCCCTTCTATCTTTTCTGATACCACCACCCAATTCAAAAGACCTATGGGGGTTGCCATATCTTTTATCTCTAACTGTGGCTCTCTTATAGTCAGGTGTTTTTTCATCCACCTTTGCTTCTACATTGAGAGTCTTAGGATAGTCCTTGTCACCTTTCTTAGCGGGTGGCTCACCACGCTTACGCTTGGCATGAATGTTGTCCCAGAGACCTTTCTTCTTCTCTTCAATAGTCTCGCCTTCTGGTTGATGGGAGTCTGTAAATTCAACAGGATGAGACTCAGTGCCCCCTGTCTTCTCATTGTATTTTGTAGTTCTTGGTTTCTTAGGGTCGTCAGATTTGAAGTCCTTATGAATCTTCGCATACTCTTTGCGAGACATCTTCACTACTTCATCAACCTGCTCCACCTCTTCATGAGTAAACTTCATGCCTTTAGTTGCTTTATCTTTAAGTGCCTGACGTTTCTTAGGGTCCATATTCTTTTCATATTCCTTAAACGCCTTAGACCCATAACCTTTGAGGTCACCTTTCTTAGGTCCTGTATATACCGTTGCTTCATCAACATCAAGGAAGTTTACATACTTCTTGTGCTCTTTATTTCTCATCTTCTTCTTAGCGATGGCACCTGCATCTCTATTCATTCTTTCCTTTGCAGTTACCTCATCAAGAGCAACTTCTTCCTTCTTAGTATTCATGATAGCACCCTTGCCATA